TTAAAGTGAAACTTCCCATAACCCCCTTTACATATTTGGGCAGTCCAAATCCAGCAACCGTCTGTATTGATTACAAACTTATCTTTAAATCTCTGTGGTAATTTATCCATAGTATTATTATAACTACTTTACCTAACAATATCAACACTGATAACTTAACCTCCCCTGAACTTTAGGGGAAATCTAACCGCCTGATAAAAAAACCGAAAAAGGTTTAAGGCATTTAACCACACCTTTGGTGTACTTAGGAGAATCTTATGAGTAAACGGAATGTTAACAAAACCCTTATCAGCCGACAAACTTTAGCCGTCGGGGTCAATACCTCTAAACCTCTATATATTGGAGAGAGTACAGCCAGAGTACAGCCCTGTCTCTTCAAGTTATTTGGGAAGGCAGCCCCGCAGCAGAAATGGTTCTACAGACCAGCAACGATAGTCGTATAACCCCCGAAGACCCTGACGCGGGTACTTGGTTCACAGAGCCAACAACCATTAGTGGCTGTGACGCAGGCGTAGCTGATGGAAGCATCGTTCAACACTTTGATAGCATCAATACAGCCTACGCAAGACTACAACTTACGGTAACAACTGCAGGAACTATATCCGTATACGGCACCTCTAAAGAATAAAGGCTGTCTAATGAGATATTTTATACTCGCTTTTTTTATAACTATAGTCGCGTCTCTTGTCACATATACTGGAACTTCCCAGGCTAACACAAGTAAGTCTTACCTGGACTACGCACAGGACAGGACCGTTCTTGTGTACCGTACCTGTGAGGACGGAGTAGGTGATGGGTGGGGAAGCGGTGTTATATGGGAAGGCAATAAAGTAGTAACTGCGGAACATCTAGTAGATGATAGAGAAGGGTGTACCTTTGCTGTAAGCAGGGCTGGGGAGGATAGTTATCCTGCCACTGTTGCTAAAGAAGATACAAGAACAGACCTGGCTCTTCTTAATGTGGCACACGATTATGGAGTGACGGTTTCTTTTGCTCGGTCAAAATTAGGTGAAGCTATAGTGGTAGTAGGTTACCCAGCCCAGCTATTAGATAGGGGTAATCAATACCTATCTATACTATATGGTTACATAAGTACTAAGAATGTTCTTATTGAAAGTGAAAAAAGATACGTAGATAGGATTAGCGCCCCTATATATTTTGGTAACTCGGGAGGTCCCGTGTTTAATTCAGTAGGACAAGTAGTTGGTATTGTTAGTGCAGGACATATGCATGTGCAAGGGTATTTCTACACCGCAAGGGGGCACGACATATTGAAGTTCCTCGGGGCACGGTAGGTGTCCATCAAGGATAGTGAGAAACTCGATGAGCTTTTAGTTATGACTGCGGTAATAAAGGAACAAGTATCCGGCATGTCAGAGGATGTTACTCGGCTTAATAAATTTGTATTTGTAGGCAACGGCAAACCCAGCTTAGTAGCCAGGGTTAGCTTAAATGAGTCTGTGTTAGAAGAGCTAGTGTGGTTCAAGAGAGCAGCAATAGCCGGGTTCTTTACCAGCGTTGTCAGTGTAGGAATACTAGTAGTTTCACTGTTAACATAATGTTACCTATTTTTTTAGCGACGAAAGATAAATACAACATCTTGATAATGCTAAAAGATAATTTAGACACAGGAAAAATAGACATGAATACATTTAATGCAGGTATAGAAATACTCTTCTCCTCTAAAGAAGAGATGAACAGAGTATGTAAGATAGAAGGGGGAATATTATAATGTCTAAAGGACCATACGCAGACAGGGTAAGTAAGTGGAGGGCGGATAATGTTGATTTCTCTGTAGCCCTTGCCGCTGGTAAGTTTCCAGGCTGGTCTGTCCTCCACAAGTTTGGGTCTAACCCGGCAGTCGGAACAGTTATTGAAGATGTTTGGGCTATAGGAGGGGCTTATGTATTTCCCTCAACTGCTTCTTTGTTAGAGGTTTTTAGTACTGAGGCTGGCGATACCATACTGGGCACAGGAGCCAGGACAATAGAAATTCAAGGCTTAGATGCTACTGGCGCGGAGCAAAGTGAGATTATAGAGTTGGATGGGGTTGGAGTTGTGTCTTCAGCCAAAAGCTACCTAAGAGTATCTAGAGCTTTTATCTTAACGGCAGGAACCTACTCTGGCGGAGCCGCCGGAGATATTGAAATACGTATAACAGGGGCTGGCGCCAGCCAGGGTATTATATTACACACTTACGACGCAGCGGCTTGGAACCTAGGACAGACTACGCTTGGTAGATATAGTGTACCTTTAGGTAAGACCGCTTTCTTAAGAAGATTAGAGGTTGAGAATGAGGCAAGTAAAGATGCAGATATATTTGTTTATCAGAAAAAAGACATACTTAATGTTACAGACTTTACTGCTCCTAGAGTGTTCAAAATATTCGCCGGTGTATCAGGAGGAATAAATGTGGTCTTCGAGGCTCCGGTTAAGCTCGACCAATTGACTGACATCTTCGCCAAGGCGGCTATTTCTAGTGGTAGTGGGAAGATAACCCTTACTATGGAGATACTTTTATATGACGGCGTGATATAGCGTATTAGCCGCTCAGCAAAAATATTGAAAAACCGTTTAGGACAAATAAATACCCCGGTAGACCTATGAGTCCATCGGGGTATTGTTTTCCAAACTTATTTTATTTTAATCTATAATTACAACAGCTTACAGCTTTCTACTGTTCCGAAGATTCGGAAACTATTCCCATCTCCTCAATCAACTGTTCGATGGGGTGCATGTCTTCATGCTTAATATCGTAATTAACACACGCCGTAGTGAATTTCTTTCGCGGTGGAACAAGTTCTAACTTACTAATTTCCTCCCTAGTTAAATAACCAACAACTACTATTGAAGCTCTATGAGCTATTCTGTCTTCTCCATCAAGATATGCAAAGATGTATATGTCAGATTTGAGTGATGAACGTCCACTTCCATACACACCTTTGAAAACTGCTGCACCATAATTTCTCATGCTGCATTTAATATCTACCTTCAGACCACAAATCTCAAGGTCACTGCCCCTATCCCCGCCGTGCCTATACTCGTAGTCAGGCTCCTCTACTTTAAACATCTCTGACACTACCAACTCTGAAATCTTACTAACCCTCTCAATCCTGTTAGGGTCATTTCTATCATTGCCAATGCCCTTTCCGTAAGCACCTGGTTTCTTTGAGCCCCAGGTATTTTTAGAATAATCAACACACTTTAAGTAATCGGAAACACTCACCTCTTTCCGTATAGACATTTTCTCTCCTAGTTATATGGTTTTATTGAAAGCTTTTTAATTGCTGATTCTCTGAGTAGGGCGACTTCGTCACCATCCATACCCATCATCTTTGCCGCTGCATCAATACCTTTACCACACGCTGCTAAGCAGATGTACTGCTTCTCAAGACCGTTAAGTACTTTAATCCTCTTCAACACTGCTTCAGGAAGGGGCTTGTCCCTCTTCACTGCCTGGTTGCTCTTGACACTGGTTCTTGTAGTTGTTGCCATTATTTGTTCCTCTTTAGGTTCTCTACGGTTGCTAGGAATTCATCCTCATTGTTTATTCGCTCGTACATTCTGATTTGAAGTAATCTAGAAGATAAGTAGATACTTAAATCTAAAGCTTCTTCGAGGGCTTCTGTTACTAAGTCCCTAGAATCTAATGCTAGGTCTAAGCTACCATACTGGTTGTAGCCTCCCTCTAGTCGTTCTCTCATAAGTCTCATGACCTTAGGCTCGTCCTTGTAATCTTTGCTATCCATAATGCTATCCTTGCTATATTGTTATAAACATCTTCGCTATTGTTGCTTTATCTTCTTCAATCTCGTCTGTTGTAATTCCATCAAAGTCAGTATCATACTGTTCACATATGCTTTCTAATCTAGCTCGATGCTCTTCTCTATACCTATTTAACTTTGTCCATCGTTTCCTTCCCCGCCTAATATTTTCAGCGTTTGTAACTTCTTCGAGGTGGAGAGGGTTACAGCATGCCTTAGAGCACGGAGCGTTCCTAGGACCAGGGTTCATTAAGTAATGGTCCATGACTAGCCCCTCAGTTAGAGGCGCCTTTAGGAGGCTGTACGTAAGTCTATGGGTTAACCATTCCTGGCTGTTGAAATAAACTCTACCATAACCATTTTCTTTACGTGCATCCCAAATCCAGCAGCCGTGCTCATTTATAGAGATTGAGGCTTTCAGCTTCTCAGGGAGTTGTGAAAAATCTCTTTGTTTCGTTGCTTTCATAGTGTATTATGCATATAACTATCACTATTTGTAAAGGTAAATGTAGGAATATATATTTATTTTGTTTATTTGCAAATAATACTTGACAAACCCTTACTTTGGCATTACTATTAAAAAGTAGACTATTTAAATAGTACTGGGTTTATTGAGGACACACCTTCACCAGTATCAGCCCAAAGAAGGGAACGGCGTTAGCGAGAGCGAGTCAAGTAAAGACAAGGAAGAGTGTTATATGTGAACATCATCATATACTTCCGGGAGCAGGCAACTAAATGTGGACCCCGAGCAATGTGCAGGACAACATAGATAGTGTAAGCCCAATAACCGACGATGCAAGGGTTATTAAAGGTTAACGAAGATTAGTACCTTTCAGGTTGAACTGATAAAACAAAAACTATAAGTTTAGTACACTTATAGTTCGTCTAGGCTAAGGGGATAGGATGGATAAATACTAATTATGGTATATACCCCTCTTAAACCGATGTTTAATCCTTAATCTTCGTAAGAAGATACTTTAACCCTAGGCAGTGAAACGGACGACGGGCAGTACCGATTCTACCTTGTGTATCTAAACTAGTCTAAATACACTGTGTGGATATAGTGGTGCTCTTCCTCCGCTACGCTGCGTCGAGTGAAGGAATTCTTTACAAGAATTTAAATCGGGTAGAAATAGAACTTAGGCTCTTTCATAATATAGGTATTGTTATATACTATCTTTTGCCAGAGCTACGTGCACAGTCTTTAACCAGGGAAAACCATGGAAAACCAGAAAAGAAAAACCTTATTCAACGATAACAAGGAGTTAGCGGAATCACTAGCGTCCCGTTTTACAAACAATTCTGTCGAACTCGACGACCTGAAGCAAGAATCTCTACTCGCCTTGTGGGTAGCTACAGACAAATTTGACGAGACCCGCAGCACAAACTTCTCTATGTATGCGTACTATGTAATCCTCAGCGCCATCAAAGATTATATGTACCAGAATAAAAGCATAGTGTCTACTCCTCAATGGATAGGCAGAATTCAACATTATCTAAAACAAATCAAAACTCTTGTTGAAAGTGCTGGAATCCTGGAGGACCAGGACTGTTGTATAGAAGAGTTTCTAGCAACACCATCACACCCCTTAGAGGAGCTTCTAAGCTTCGAAGACAGGGATAAGTTGCACGAGCTTAAGAGCTACATAAGAACCTATGCAGCGTCCGACGAAGCCTACACGGCTGCTGTAGAGAAGGCTAAGGAAGTACCCTACGTCAGGAGCCTTAAGGAGGAGGACATTACCTATAAGATAGAGTTGCCCCTCTCCGTAGACATCCACGAAGCATTAAATTCACTGGGAATTACATCGTCAGCAATATATAGACTTAAGCTGGCAGGGTATACCTACAAAGAAATCAGTGAAAAAACTGGAATTAGTAAGACAAAAGTGTATGATTTATTGAAAGAAGCGAAGCAAACCCTTATAAGCAAATATGGAGAAGAGTAATATGTCTAACTACAGTCGCGCAATAAGAAAAAAGATAACCAAAGATAGCAGCGATGAAGAGAAAAGAGTACTCGCCGTGAGTGAATGGGCAGACACTTACCTACATAACTACCCAAACTTCCAAGCATTGTCTAAAGAGCCTGTAGAAACCTTGTTAGGTTTGATGAAAGACCATGATATCAGTGTGAAAATGGCAGCCCAAGTGGCTGAGAAGTTTGCCTTGGAATTTTTAAACAACAGAGAACTGCCCGAAACCGACTAAAAAGCGAGAGATTGCTTTACAAACACGTAACCTCGCATTACATATAGACCATGAAAGAAACAGAAGAGAACCAATGTATACGAGGAACGTGTGACTTTGAGGACTCAGAGTGGTTCTGCCAAGAATGCCACTATTACTATATGTTCTGCACCTGCACCGTAGTATCTGAAATCATTAGAAAAGCCACAGAAAGAAGTTAAATTTTTATTCGCGCCAAATAAAGGACCAACCATGAGTGACCAACCAATGACTAAAGAAGAACTATTAAGTCTTAATGAAGAAGTAATGAAAGTAATAGAGGAGATGAAACACCTACTAGAGAACATGAAAGAGGTAGAGTGTGAAGAGCCTCCCTTCTCTCTACCACACCCTAACTTAGCTACCCTAACCAAGAAACCAAAGGAATAGTACTAATGACTATTGAATTTATATCCGCACCCCTACATAAGATGTCTAATAAGTATATCACTAGAATTAAAGTCCAACCTCCAGTGCTTGTAGCTGATATTACTGATAAAACAGCAGAAACAAAGGAAGCCACAAAGACTCTATGGGTAGCTCTGTACTCTACCACGAGTGAAGACGGTAAGAATATTGAAGAGGGCACAGGCAAGGACTATCTAAGGCAGGAAGTAGCCTTCCAACGTGTGAAGGAGGGCGGGAACATATTTCATAACTGTACTCCAGTAATATTCAAGACTTGTAGCTCCCGAGTAGTATACATGGTTAGGAATATCTCTCTTTGGGACGCTTCTGTAGGAGGTAATAAGGTTATGGGTCCTTCTAAGATAGAGAACGAGCTATATGTATGTGCCAATGATGACTTCGGATTCAGAGCTGGTGACCTCAAGATAGAGATAAGTAATGAGTAATAACACTTCTGTATATCTAGCTATTCACACTACAGAGAAAAATAATTCTGTTACGAGCACCCCTATCTTAGAGGAGCGTTGGGCAGCTAGAAAGGAAGTGTTATTTGAAGATTATAGCGCACCAGGTCAATCAGGCAGTAAATCTCTCTATCTTACTAACAAGGAGAAGATATCCTTCACTAGAAATGGTGGAGGAGATATCAAGGTAACTCACTTCTCTTTGTGGACAGACACTAAAGAAGGCTCCAGACTTGCGTTCAGTGAGCTAAGTACTGCACGTACTCTTAATGGTCAAGACATACTGGAGTTCAACCCCGGCAGTGTATTGCTTCCTATTAATAAAAAGAAAGAGCACCTGTGTTCAAGATGCAAGAAGGAGCTAACCTAGTGGGAGAACCTGAGCCCTCAGAAGAGGACAATGGTATCTTATTTGTAATCATAATCGTGTGTCTTATGTGCTTTTTCAGTACGTTTGGCTGCTAGAAATTTTTATTTCGCGGCTAAGAAGATAGATTATCTTGCATCACCAGACAAATGACCCTACTATATACATATGAATAACAATAAAAGCATAGATAGTTTGAATAAGATAGATACAGTGGAAGTTAAAGTTAGAAAGAGAGGTAAAAAGCGTCACCCTATTACACATTGTAAGTATGGGCATGAGTATAATGACGAGAATACCTACCTATATCCATACGGAAGAAGGTGTAAAGCTTGTACATTAGTGCGAACAATAGCAGACAGAACAGCCTGTTAACGCTCTTTTTCTCTACATAATCAAACCATTATAGCCGCCTAGCCCCCAAAGCTAGAGCGGCTTTCTTACGTCTAAAATACAACTATATCACCCCAAGTTTTTTTTCGCGGCGAGAAAGAAACCCTTATGTTATCATACATTTAAGTAACACATCTTATATATACAGTATAGAGAGTATAACAACCAGATACTAAGTTTATGAAGGAGCATATTTATCAATATCTAGCCTATATAGATATACATATAGTTTTACCAGCACACCAGAGGATATTAGCCCCCAAGCTTAAATATCCCTCACCACCAACCAATATCAATCATTATCAACACACGTTGTTGCTTCTACACAGACGTTGTAACTACCAACAGCACTAAATTCAACGAAAAACATATATTTAGAGAGAAAAGAAGGTAATATATACATATACTTAGCCCTAGCAAGTACAATATTGAATAATTACACCCCAATAACCTATATACACAGTTGTAACCCCCTAGATTGTATACCTACACCCCTAGAACTACACAGAACCCCACAGAACTCCACAGAATTTTATTGCGCGCTTAAAAAAGATACCCCTTCATTATACTTATGAAAGAGACTAATAACAGTGATACAATACCCTTCTAGTAAATATGTAGCATGTACCCTATCATATGCCACACCGGTTGGTCAACTACCTGATATTGCTGTACTAGACATGCTAGCAGACATAATAGAGTATGAAAGAGACGAAGAGGAACCAGAGATACTCAACTAAATCTATAAAAGGGGGTCCAAAACCGCACTTGGCTCTTGCAAGTATATAGATTCATTAGAGCATTGACTTTCCCCCTTCTTGACTTTATGTGAAAAGGCGTTACACCCCTCTCGGTAAATTAGTAAAAAACCGTTTTAGCAACAACAGAATATAAGAGCAAATATGAAAACAGATTTAAATAAGCTACCAGATAACTTTATAGCCAAGTTTGATATAGACAACCAAGGGTGCTGGAATTGGACTGCATGTAAGTCCCGAGGCTACGGAAGATTCGGGAGCACAAAGAGTAATAAAGGTAAGTCACACAGAGCACACAGATATGCTTACCAAACTATAATAGGGGAGATTCCAGAAGGGCTAGTCTTAGACCACCTCTGTAGAAACCCCGGATGTGTAAACCCCCAACACCTTGAACCTGTTACCCAGAAAGAAAATATTCGCCGGGGAGATACAGGGAAGTATCAACAAAGGAAAGAATAATATTATGAGTTCAATAACATGGATACTAAGTAACTGGCAATTAGTAGTTACTACAGCACTAGCAATTATAGGCGGCGCATCTGTAATAGTTGCTGCAATTGCCCCACTCACTAAGAGTGACAAAGATGACAAAGCCGCATCATGGCTTAAGAAGATACACGGCTGGTTATCAAAAGTAGCCATCAACCCTAAACCCTAATTTAGGAATGAGCCAGCCCGCCCCTTAAGAAGTACGACGACATTACTCTTGGGGCGGGGCTATCTCTTCCTTTAGCTAATAACGAGGAGCCAAGCAAATGGCAGATAAGAAGACGGGCAGTATATTAGACAGAAGTTACACCGATGTGCCCAAGTTGGTACAGAAGTACCTTAAGCAGTTGAAATGGCTTGAGACCAGATTCAGACAGTCTCGCCCCAAAGAAGGTATTCCTGACGATAAATGGATGGCAGGGTTCTGCAGAGCTACCAAGCTTATGACAGACCTCCAACGAGAGGATAGACAAACTAAGGCTGCTAACAGAGCGGAAGAGCTGAGTGACGTTGAACTTATCTCGGAATTAACACCCATCTTATTAAAGGCAGGATGGTCCCCGCCCCAATTGGAGACGCCCTCTCCTAAAGCAGGTAAATAATGGGTTCTGACGTAGCTTACAGAGACATGGTGGACGGAGATATACCTTATATCAAGTCTACATTCCTTAGAAGCTTTAGAAATAGCCCTATGGCGAACCTAACTTCTAATTCCGCGTACTATGACTTCTTTTCACCATTGTTTGAAGATATCATGATGAGGGAAGACACAATAGTCCATTTAGCGGTTAGTCCACGCGATTCTAACCATATATATGCCTGGTGTGTATGGGAGAAGCGCGGACCAGTTCAAATCCTGCATTATACATACACAAAGGTCTCTTACAGGAAATTCGGTATTGCATATTCTATGTTAGGGGATTCGGGCTTCAAAGTGGAAGACCCTTTCTTCTATACTTTCTATTCTAGAGAATGTGACACACTGAGACGGCACTATAAGCAAGCAGTTTACAACCCATATTTGAACATACAAGCGAAGGATAGCAATGACCAATCTTAAAGTTACATCAGCCACATTAGTAAAGCAAATCACCGGCGACCGAAAAAAAGCCACCAGCCGCATTAACTCCACCCACCCCAACACCCTAGACTGGGAACTTAACCTAACAGACGACGGTCTTCTTTGCAGGAGCAAACATGGCAGGTTGTTACTCATACCTCTCACCAATATTATTGAGATGGAAGTAGAGTATGTAGAGGGAGCAGCTTCAAAGGTGCCTAAAGCGAAGGTTAAGAAAGCAGCCAAGACTGTTAAGTAATGGCGAGCCGAGCAAAAAAAGGGGTAAGCCACATACGGCGCAGGAAACTATTAGAGGCAGCTGTAAGCCGTTCTAAGGGAGAGAACGTAGACCTATATGCCAAGGTGGCTAAGGACTTAATAGACTCTCTAACGGACGTACAACGCGCTTTCGTGCTAGACCCCGATACACAGAAAGCTGCCTTATGCAGTAGGCGCGCAGGCAAAACGCACGCTTGTAAGATAGCGTTACTTTATGTAGCCCTCACACAGCCAGGTAGTAGCAGTATCTACATCAACACCTCTAGGGGCGAGTGTAGAGATATTATCTGGAAGGGGGTAGATGGCATTAAGACCATTTGTAAGAAGGCTGGGTTACTACCAACTAAGACACAGGCTAAGGCAGGTGCAGAAGTACATGTTAAGGCTAATGAGCAATATTTAGAACTGGAGTTTTTGAACGGTTCTTACATCCGTCTTATAGGGGTAGATGATTCCTCAGAGATGGAAAAACGTCGTGGTAATGCATATGACCTGATTGTCATTGATGAGTCAGCTAAGGTGGATTCGCTACAGTACTTCGTAGATGATATTCTGATGGCGACCCTTGCAGATAGGATGGGAACCATTGCTTTAATTGGGACCCCTTCAGCAGTGTGTGCCGGCTATTTTCATGCGGTCACAAAAGAGAATCCTACAGAGCTTGGGTGGAGTGTCCATAAGTGGACGCACTATGAAAACACCGCGATGCCTCACTTTGTTGAATACTTCTTAAAGGTTAAGAAGAAAAACAACTGGGCAGACGATAACCCCACATGGCTTAGAGAGAATTGTGCTGTTTGGGTTAAATCCACTGAGTTACTTGTTTATGCTTTTAACGGTATTCCAGAGGAGAATAGATACTATGATGAACTACCTGACATTACAGATTCTGCAGGGAATATCCTAAGTGTTGAGTGGGACTATATTCTCGGGGTTGACCTCGGATATTCTGACGCTTTTGCTTATTCTATTTGGGCTTATAACGATAATCATCCAGTAGCTTATGAAATAAAATCCTTTAAGGAAGCTAAACTCCATGAAGGAAAACAAGGTGATATATTGGTAGAGCTTTGTAAGCTATATAATTTCAGTAAGATAGTAGTAGATGGCAGCCCCGCAACAATTGAGTCTTGGAAAGAGAGACGAGGTGTAATGTGTGAGAGAGCGGAGAAGCAACACAAACATGCCTACATAGCTCAGTGGAATGCTGCAATGCTTCAAAGTAAGGTATGCTTCCGTAAGGGTTCAGCCTTAGCAACAGAGATGGCTTCCCTTCAGTGGAAAGAGAGTACTATTAACTCTCCCAAACCTAAAGAGAACAAAAGTAAAGAAACACCTAATGATATTGCCGATGCTGCACTCTACGCCTGGAAGGAATTGATTAACTGGGCGTGGGAACCTGTTAGAGCCAAGGCAATGCCAGGCACTGATGAATACTTTGATGAGCAAGAACGCCGCGATGAAGAATATGCCTGCCAACAAGCTACTGGAGGCGACCACGATAACTATTATGACCTATTCGGTTAAGGAAAACATGGACAATACTAACACTGCACCTACTGCTGCCGAACTTAATAGATTGAAGAAATTTCTTTTGTGGGCTAAAGAAAATGAGATACAGCTACATGATGTAACTTTTGGTGATATCAATATTACCATGACAGACCTAGATTTGATAGAGGGTCAAGAAGAAGTTAAACAATATGATGGCAAGGTTACTGCCCCAGAGCCTAAATCTATGTACGACCACCTAGCTAGAGCCAGAGGAATAATGCCAAATGGATAATCGAAAAGACGCCAACTTCTGGTGGAAGTCCAAACTGGGCTCACAGATTCATGACACTATCAATGGTTATGTGGAACACCTTAGGGATGTAAGTTTAGGCGATAGAAACAAAGACGCAGTACACTCAGTCCTTTACCACAATGACCAAGTTTTCTCTGGTCCATATGCTTCCGCACTAAGAATTATGTCAGCCCGAGGTTTTTCGGCGGTGAGATTAAATATTAGTAAGAACATAGTTGATACTCTAACAGCGAAGATAAGCAAGAATCACCCCTCTATTAAGATAGCTACTGATGGAGCTGATTGGTCTTCTAGACTTAAAGGTCGGAAGATGGGTAAATTCATTAATGCTAAACTTGATATAACTGAGTTTAAGAGGATTGCGCCGCAGATTTTTCGTGACTGCCTAATTAGAGGTACCGGCATTGTTAAGATAACCTCTGAGAATGGAGAGCTTTGCCCAGAACGAGTAAGTAAGGATGACCTTCTTATAGACCCTCTTGAGGCTCGTTATGGAAAGCCGCGCCAGATGCACCAGGTGTATATCATTGCAAGAGAAGTACTAATTGATATGTTCCCAGAGGACACTAAAGATATTATGGCTGCCTCCAGCCACAACGAAGACGACTCCGGCTACATGATGAACTCCGAGATTAACAACTCCAACATGATTAGAGTTGTAGAATCTTGGCATCTTCCTTCAGGACCCGACGCCGGTGATGGTCGTCACGCAATTTGTATACAAAATAAAACACTCTTACATGATACATGGGATAGGGATACTTTCCCCTTCGCTTTCATTCACTGGTCGGCACCGGACAAGGGCTTCTGGGGCACAGGCTTAATTGAAGAGCTTGCTCCTATTCAATGGGAGATTGATAATACAATACAAACTATTGGCGACAGCCTTCAGGTTGGTGGTAAACTTAAGGTCTTCATACCGCGAGGCTCCAAGATAAACCCACAACACTTAAAGAGCAATAAGATTGGTACCTTTATTGAGTACTCAGGTCAGCTTCCTCACTTTGTAACTCCTGAACCAGTATCAGAGCAAGTGTTTAGATACTTGGATTTACTGTTTAATAAGGCTTCACAAATTTCTGGCGTTTCAGAAATGTCTTCACAATCTAAGATTCCATCAAGGCTTGGAGATTCTAAACCAGCCATTCAAGCAATCTATGATATTGAAACAGAAAGATTTAGCCCCCAGGCAATGGCGTATGGTGATTTTTACCTAGACGTAGCTGCCCAGTTCCTACACACTTTTAAAGAGCTTCACGAAAACGATAGTGAGTACTCCGGTAAGTGGGTAGACAAGGATACTGTAGAATGCATTAAGTGGTCAGAAGTTGATATGGACAAAGACCAGTATAAACTTAAAGTAGAGCTTCTTAATAAGCTTCCAGATACCCGCGCAGGAAAATTAGCGACCATTAAGGAGCTGACAGAGATTGGTTTACTTCCACAACAGCTTCTAGGCACTGCGCTACAGTCCCCAGACCTGGAGAAGATTTACTCTATCATCAATGCTGCTCACGATAATATTCAGTGGGTCATTGGTCAACTAGAAGATGTTGATGCTGACTTCCCAGAACCGGAGCCTTACCAAGACTTACAATTAGGCATCAATCTAGTTAAAGCTACTTACAATGAGAACATGGCAATTGGTGCGCCAGAAGAAGTTCAGGAGAGACTGCAAGAGTGGATTCAGAATGCAGCATCAGTCCTAAAGATTGCCAAGGGCGCACAAGGACCACAAACTGCCCCAGGCGCTCAAGCACCAAGTAAAGGCGTAGTTGCCCCAGGCGCTATGCCTCCCGGCGCTGGACCAGAACCCCTTCCCCCAGGACCTATACCAGGATTACCTCCCGGACCATTAGATGACCCCGACGCCCCGCCACCCAATCCCAACTTACCAGAAGGACCTCCTCCAGGACCTCTCAAGGGACCGCCACAATAAAGCTAAAAGGAAACTATGACAACTGAAAATACAGAAGCAACTGAAGCTCCAATAGAAGTAGAACAAGAAGCTGTAGAGACTATAGAGACTGTAGAAACGGCAGAGGCTCTTTCTGATGAGCCCACCGCTGAAACGTTAGCCTTACTTAATAGAGATACCCCTACAGAAGAGGTAACGGAAGAGGTTCAAGAAGCCGCGCCTGTAGTAGAGGAAACAGAAGAGACTATTAAAGAGGACACTCGCTTTAGTAAAGCCTTTACTAAACTTTCTAAGAAAGAGAAGGAACTCGCCCTTAGAGAAGACAAACTTAAAGTTGTCTCAGCCAACGCAGAGAGGCTCGAAGCCGCCGCCGCTAATTACAGTTCCCAGCCTGTAGACTTTATTAAGGCGCAGCTCACCGCCTTGACAGGAAGCGACGACCCTGGAGTAGTTGAAGGTGCCTTCCAAGAACTATACGAAGCTATGACCATGCACGTACTAGGTGTAGATGCTCCAGCAGACTTAAAAGAACAGAGCCAGTATAACAAACTACAAAGAGACTTCGAGAACTACAAAAACGAGCAGCAAACCGAGAAGACCCGCCTCGAAGAGGCTGCCATGGAAGCAGAGAGAGAGACTAAGGTAACTCAAGCACAATCGAGAATAGCCTCAGAACTTTCAGAAGCAAAAGAAGAATTCCCTTACCTCTTGGCTCAGAAAGATGAAGACCCGGGAGAATTAGTATTTGAGATAGTTTGGCAAGATTACAACGCCCAACTACAAGCAGGAACGCCCGGCGCTGTTCCTATGACAATTCAACAAGCCGCTTTGAAAGCGAATACTCACTTTCAAGCGGAAGCCCAAAAATGGGCAGCACTTATACCCTCAGCACCTACTACCGAAACGCAACCAACAGGTCAACCCGCCACAAACCGACCAGGTAATTCTAAGACGCTGAATAATAACAGAGCATCAGTTGCCCCAACTAGAGATGCGTCTACTTATATAGAAGACGATGAAGAATCTAAACTACGCGCAGCAGAACTCTTATTCTAACCCTAATAATTAACTGGAGACTAAAATCATGGCTTTAGACCTAACCTCATTTGATGCTGCCCTCAAGCAGCACTATTCCGGCGTCCGTGTTGAAAACATGGCGCTTCGTGACAACCCAGCTCTTGCAATGGTAAAAAAAGATGCAAGTGCAGGTGGTCGTAACATTCCACAGCCTATTCGCTTCAAAAACCCCCAAGGTGGTTCTGCGAATATCGCTAACGCAATCACTAACGCTGTAGCCGGCGGTTACGAGGATTTCGTTCTTACCCGTAAGAAGAACTTCGTAATTGCTAATCTTGACAACGAGACGATTGAAGCATCTAAGGATGCCAAAGACTCTTTCATGAAAGCAACCGTCGAACTTGACGCTGCTGTTGAAGAGGCTGGAAATCGCCTTGCCCGCCAACTCTTTAGAGGTGCTGGTGGCGAGATTGGTCAGATTTCGACCGACACTACTATTGGTGGTGCTGTACTTAAGCTTTCTGACCCAGGCGACGTGTTCGCATTCGCTCCTGGTCAAGTCTGTGTTCTAAGTGCTAACCAAGACGGCAGCTCTCTACGCTCTGGTACTCTTACCGTGCTGGGTGTTGATAGAGGAACTGGTCAAGTAACTATGACTGGCGCTATCACATCTGGTGTAGCTGCTGCAGCTGTATCTGACTGGGTATTCATCCAAGGCGATGCCGGTGCATGCTTAAGTGGTTTTGCTGCTTGGCTGCCTGATACTGCCCCAACCGGTGGTGATTCCTTCTTCGGCGTTGACCGTTCTGTTGATTCTTACCTTTACGGTTTGATTCTTGATGGTTCTGGTATGACTGTTGAAGAGGCTGCTCAACGTATGGGTTCTGACCTTATCCGCCACGGTGGAAAGCCAGATGTCCTTTTCTGTAACCCTTCTAAAGTTGCTGACCTTAGCATCTCCCTTGGCTCGAAGCGTGAATACACGAACGTCGATGTCAAAGGAAACGCTGCTATCGGCTTCCGAGGATTCCAGATTGAAACTGGTGGACGACCTGTCATGGTTGTTGGAGACCTTAACTGTCCTGAAGAGAGAGGCTACATGCTTACCAGCAAAGACTGGACTCTTTACAGTGCAGGAAAAGCTCCTCACATCCTTGACCAAGACGGCGTTTACCTTCGTAACGCTACTGCTGATAGCTACCAAGCTCGTGTTGGTAGTTACGCTCAACTTGGTTGTGCGGCTCCTGGTCACTCTGGAGTTATCAAATTCAGCTAAGCTGAACTGACCTGAGGGGAGGGGGCTACACGGTCCTCTCCCTTTTACTTAACAACGGGAATTGCTCAATGGGAGCATCAGAAACCCAAAAGGATACTACAAAATGGCTAAATATAATTTCTCAGATATACAATCTCCAGACACTTGGGGCAAACTCGTTTCGGGACACTATGCAGGTAATGGCGCTTCTAGCCCAACTGTAACTAGTGGAACCGGTTGGAGCGTTGCTCGTACAGGAACTGGCGTTCATCAAGTTACTCTTACAGGCAAGGTTGGTCAGATTATCTCTGTCACAGCCGGTGAACAACACGCAGGAGCAGTAGATACAATTCGTTCTAGTGTTACGGCGGTTGACCACAACTCTGCTACTTTTGATATCACTACTGTTTCTGGCGCCTCCGGCGCAGCAAGAGCAGCTACTGATGCCGGCAGCGACGTAGCGATTCACTTCTCTTGCTTCTACCGTTCAACTAAGGTACAACCGTAAGGAATAACACATGAAGAAACCAGCAATAGGTGTTCTTGTTGAGACTATCCTGGATAAGGAAAGTATGAAAGAAGATACCTCCGAAAACAGTGAAGAGATGGAGGAAGAAGAGCAGGGTGGAGAGCGTTATGCTATTGCTCAAGACCTAATCGACGCTGTTAAATCTGAAGATGCTGAAGGAGTCGTGGCTGCATTAGATGCAACCTATGAATTCTGGGGTTCTGGTTCCGCCATGCCTTACGATGACGACGACAGCGACTGCGGTTGTAAATAACTAACTAAATAGAGGGGGGTCCTCCCCCTCTGTTTTTAACATATAAACAATTTAAAGTTTATACTATATTAAGGAAAAAATATCATGGCTGAAATGACTGACTATCTTGAAGGTGCTCTTATCGACCACGTTCTGCGAAATACTTCTATGACAAGTCCAACGACTGTCTATGTTTCTCTGCACACCTCCTCTCCGACTGAAACCGGAGCTGTTGGTGAGCTTACTGTAACCAATGGCTACGCCCGTGAAGCAGTTACCTTTGGAGCTGACACAGACGGTGTCTCTACAAATAGTGGAGCTATCACCTACACTGCCTCTGGCGGAGCTTGGGGCTCTATAACTCACTTCGCTGTCTGGGACGCTTCCAGTGCAGGTAACGCCCTGCTTTGGTCGGCGCTTGACACTTCACGTACTGTTAATGACGGAGACTCTCTAGAGTTCGCTATAGCTGCAATCACCGCTACATTTGCTTAATAACTAACTCCCCAACTAATACTTGGGGCATAGTTAAAAGGCAGGCACAAGACAAGAAAACGGTTGGACAGCTGGCGGTTTGTTATTGGTTATATACCTGGTAGGTAGCCTTGTTGCGTCTTTTATAGGCGCACAAGGTACCTTTAACAACCAAACTTATAGGAGGAATTAAATGGCTACTGGCGATTTCCTAATTAGACGTAATGATGCTGAAACTGATGCCATACTCTCTTCTAATTTCACAGCGACGTGGGATACGGAGGTACATGACGAGGGGGGTACTATAACATACTCTGCTGGTTTATTTACTGTACCAGACGACGCCCCTTACTTTATCCTCTACAGTGAAAGATTTGTTACTGATACTAACTACACTGTTATACAGGCAGAACTACTTATAAACGGAGTAGTTATTGAGGGCGGAAAGGACCACACCCACATAACTACAAGCTACGGTTCTTACGACAGCATGGTCAATGGTCATGTAATCTTAGAACTGTCTGCAAATGATACTGTAGCAGTTAGATATCACCGTTCAGAAACCAAAACCTTAACCTGTACAAGAGTTCCAGACGATGGCGGCTTCCAAATACTTCAGTTACCTGATAACAATGACTTTGGTTTATACTCCACTACCGCCGACCACGATATCGCCTTCGCCTACGAGCAACTTCTCTTCAACACTCTTAGAGAGGACAGTGCAACATTCTCCGGCTCCGGCGCCCCCTTAGACACTATTCAAGTACAGTCTGCAGGAAGGTATGTATATTGCTTTAGTGGTGATACTTCTATTACCTCAGCCTCACCCCCAGCTACAGGCGAATTTAGGCTTGAAGTAGCCGTAAGTGGTACTAGACTACTTAATACAAGAGGCTCTACCTACGTAACAAACTATATACCCGGCGATGATGAAGGGGCTTTGTCTACCACAGGCTTGCTTAATCTCGACTCCGGAGATAATATTAGTCTGTGGGGTAGTTTCGAAAACCACAAAACTAATGTGGGACGAACTGCTACAGTTGCCTCTGGTTTTACTTTCCAGCTTTGGAAACTGCCAGGCGCTTCTTCCGAGTTTCTCGGCACAGGGCAAGACGCTGAAGATATGCAGGGGACTGCCAACTGGTCTTGGAACTCCTCTGATTATATTGATACGGATTCTTTTACTATTTCTCCTTCAGGCGGCGAGTTCTCTGCTGTTGCCGTAGATACCCCAGGTCACTTTTTAGTATTACATAATGCTGTACAAGATAACACGCCTTCAGAGACGGTCCGAGAAGCTGTTCCTCAAAACTACATCACAGTTAGTGGCGTAAAAATTCCTTATGGTTCAGGAGCTACATTAGACTTCGGGGACTCGGCGACAAACCAAGACTCAGGTAAATATGGTATTACCGTCGCAGCTATCTTACCTAACCTTTCTGCAGATGAAGAAATAAGTGTATACACAGTCCCAATTGGTAACACTGGTAGTATCCCTGGAACCGACGCCAGGCTTGGTATTATCAGCCTGGACTTTTTAGCTTCTACCACTCATGTAGGAGCAGGTTCCCTTACTGCTGACGGAACACTGGCAGGCGCCGTCACAGCGACGGCATTAGCAGCTGGTAGTGCAGCCGCCTCAGGAGCGCTTAGTGGAGCTGCCTTAGTATCTAAGATAGCCGCCGGTGCAATGAACGCTGCCGGAACACTGGCAGGAGCTGTAACTGCGGCAGCATTAGCAACTGGTAGTGTCGCCGCAACCGGAACACTTTCTGGAGCTTCCCTGGTATCTAAGGATGCTGCGGGCTCTGTAGATGCCTCGGGAACACTCTCTGGAGCTTCCCTGGTATCTAAGGATGCTGCAGGGTCAATAGGCGCTACCGGAACGTTGGTAGGTGCTGTAACTGCGACAGCATTAACAACTGGTAGCGCAGCTGCTGCCGGAACACTGGCAGGCGCCATCACAGCGACGGTATTAACTACTGGCGCAGTAAGTGTAACTGGCACCCTAGCTGCTAATGCTTCTTTAGGCGCGCCCGTTACTGGAACAGTTAGTGCTGTAGGAACATTAGCTGGTGCAGGAATGAGGATAGCTAATGCGGCTGGCTCAGTAAATGCAACAGGCTCTTTATCAGCGTCGGTTACAGTAACCCTTATGGCGGCAGGTTCAACTTCAGCCGCAGGAAGCTTGGCTGGAGAGACTGTACACGCTCTAATGGCAACCGGAGCTGTAACTGCCGAAGGCTTCTTAGACGCAGGTGTAAGGCTGCCGGAAGTGGCATCCGGTACACTTTTAATGACAGGTACCCTTACTGGTGGTTACACCTATTTCCGAGGGAACATAGGAACAGAAACAACATACACAAAAGAAACGTCTACACTCATACCTTATGATAGTGGAGATAACCACGAACCAGATGGAGGAACCTGTTAAATGGCTCGCACATATACGGTAGCTGAATTGGTTACAAAAGTTAGACAACGCGGAGATTATGAAAACTCCGAGTTTATCACCGACACAATATTAATAGACTTCATTGACTCTGCTCATACAGAGGTGTATGATTTGCTTGTTAATTCATGGGAAGAGTATTACACAATAGAGGCTACATTTAGCACCGTAGCTAATAGTTGTGCTTATTACCTCCCTTCTGATTTCTACAAACTAAAAGGTGTTGACTATAAATCAGGCGG